AAAATCCGTTAGAAGGAACTGCTGATCAACCAATATATGATGTAATAAAAGAAACAAATATTCAAGATTTATTATTCTTAGAAAACCGTGATCGTAAGTACGAGCAAGAAATTTATCGTATTCGTGGTCATTATCAACTTCAAAATCTTAATTTTAACCTAAGTCAGTTTGGTCTATTTATTGATAACGATACAGTGTTTATGACTGTACACATTAATGACATAATCACTACAATTGGTCGTAAACCACTTGCCGGCGATGTTATGGAATTGCCACATCTAAAAGATGATTTTGCATTAAACGACTTAGATTTAAGCATGCCTAGGTTCTTTGTTATTGAAGAGGTTGATCGTCCTAGTGAAGGCTACAGTGCCACGTGGTATCCTCATTTATATAGATTAAAACTTAAAAAACTTACAGATAGTCAACAATATGCCGATATCCTTGATCAACCTGCGGGCGAAGATGCTAATTATGCATTGCGTGAATTGTTAAGTACCCGAACTAAAGAACTTGAAATTAGCGATGCAATTGTAAAACAAGCAGAACTTGATTCTCCAATGAGCGGATTTCAAGTTAGACATTTCTATACATTAGCAATTGATCCCGATACAGGTCATACACTGTTGACTACAGTAGATTCAGACGAAATTACTGCAAGTCATTCTGGTCAAGTAATTGACGGTTTAACAAATTTAAACGCATCTAGTCGTAATGCAATGCCATTGCGCACCGGGTATACTGGTTATTTGTTCGGTGACGGATTTCCACCAAATGGCTATGTATTTGGACAAGGGATTCGTTTTCCGCAAGAAGTTGCAAAAGATGATTACTTTTTAAGACTTGACTTTTTACCAAACAGATTATTTAAGTTTAATGGCCAACGATGGTTAAAGGTTGAAGATAATGTACGCATGACTATGACTAATACCAATACTAGACAAACATTAAAAACTAGTTTTGTTAACAATACTAAATTTATGTACACAGACGAAGTTGGTACTGATTATGTACGATTAACTAACGATGCAGCGGTAATTAATACAAATATTGATTTTAGTATTCCTGCAATTTATGTTGTATTAAAATTAGAAACTGTTAGATTAGACTTTGCGGTTGCAGAATATACTAATATAGTCGAGTCGTATGATGTAGATGGCGTTGCAAAGATTAAAATTAACTTACCTATTGTAAATGATGAGCAAGTTGTAATACCGTATAGTGGTGCATGGCGAGTTAGTTTGTATAATCATAGAGAATCAGAACGTCAAAGTTTATCAACGGCACTTAAACCAAAAGCAGATTTGTAATTTTATACTGCAATAAATACTGGAACAGGAGAATGTATGCAACATTTTTATGACGGTGCCATAAGACGGTACGTCACACAGACAATTAGATTTTTTAGTGAATTTACTGTAAGATACAGTGACGGCACATTGCATCGTATACCAGTAGCGTATGGCGATGCTGATAGACAAGCTGCAACTATAATTAGACAAAATTCAGAGAATACAGTTAATTCAATACCACGAATTAGTGTTTACATCCATGGATTAGAATTAGACAAAGATCGACTATCAGATTCAACATTTGTTAGTAAAAAGAATATTAGAGAACGGGATATAGTTGGATCTGAATATAATTCCGGACCAGGTCGTAATTATACAATTGAACGGTTAATGCCAACTCCTTTTAAATTAACTATGAAAGTTGATATATGGACTGCAAATACTGACCAAAAATTACAAATTATGGAACAGATTTTAATGTTCTTTAATCCAAGTATAGAACTACAAACTACTGACAATTATGTAGATTGGACTAGTATAACTGTATTAAATTTAACTAGCATCAATTGGTCAAGTAAGGCAGTGCCTGTTGGTACTGATACACCAATTGACATTGGTACGCTAACAGTTGATACTCCAATATGGATTAGTCCTCCAGTAAAAGTTAAACAGCTTGGCGTTATTACAAAAATTATTACAGGTATACACGATGCAAATTCACCGTATATTTCAGGATTTGGGTCTGACTACGATGTTGCAGATAATCAGCCGTCAACATTACTAACTGAAATAGTTACTGTGTTAGAAGATTTTACAATTGAAGCATATAACAGTCAATTAACGTTATATGATTCTAATGTATCCGATTTAAACAACAATACGTCGTACGATATGCCAGAGCCCGCATCGCCGCCATTAAAGTGGCCGCAGTTATTAGATATGTTCCCTGATAAGTTTATTTCAGGAGTAAGTAGAGTATTCTTAATTCAAGACAACGGAAATGAAATTAACGGTACTGTGTCTACAGACGAGTTTGATGAAACAATTTTACATGTAAATTGGGATAGAGATACGCTCAATTCAAATACAGGAATTGACAGTGTTGGAAACTTAGATACTGATGTTGCGTATAATCCAAACAATAATAGATCAAATAGTCCAGGGTCGTTTGATGCAATCATAAATCCGTTAACACATAATCCGCGTGATCCGTTAAACAAAGGAACTGATCAACTACCTTCAATTGGGTTAAGATATTTGTTAATAGAAGATATTGGAAGTATTGTAAACGAAGACGGTGCAGATGCATGGAAAGGTATTAACGACGCCGAGTTAGTTGCACATGCAAATGATATTATTGAATGGTCTGGAACTAGATGGAACGTAATTTTTGATTCTCAAAATGAATTTGATACTATAATTTGGCAAACTAACACGTACACAGGTATACAATACAGGTGGAATGGAGTTGCATGGGTTAAGAGTTTTGAAGGAATTTATAAGGTGGGTAAATGGCGATTGGAACTGTAAAAGATCAAATCATCTGTAGTGGTGCGTTAATGTATTCTCGTGCTACACACCGCTTCTTACTGATACAAAAGTCTTCAGGTAAACATCAAGGAACTTGGGGGTTAGTAGGCGGAACTAACCTTGTTAACGAAAATCCGTGGCAAGGTCTTACAAGAGAAATTGAAGAAGAAATTGGATTTCTTCCAGACATTAAAAAAACACTACCGTTAGAAAAGTTTGTATCTAACGATAGTGTCTTTAATTTTCATACATATTTTTGTTTAGTTGAAAATGAATTTGTACCAACTTTAAGCGATGAACATATTGCTTGGGGTTGGTTTGATATTAACGTTCTTCCTAAACCTATACACCGCGGCTTAAATCTTAGCTTGCGTAACAAAGTCATTCAAACTAAGATTCAAACACTCATCGATATTATCGATAGTATCTAAGCCTGCGCTTCACCCCAACGTAATACTAAGTTAGCTGTAATTGGTGTACCAGATACCTTGTACACATTAATAGCTAACACGTCTGGGCCATTTGGATATGTTCCTCTTCCGCCCAGTGTAGTATTAGTCAACTCTTTCAAATCTCTTAAATCTAACGCTGCAGTAGCACCCGGTGCTGCAATAAATGAAAATACAGTTTCACCCGGCAATGCGTACGGCGGTTGCCCAAATGTAAACGCAATTGTTGCACCTGTAGTAACACCAGTATTTGAAGTTTGGGTAAATGTTACTTTATAATAATTTGTTACACCAAATGTTAATAGAGTTGATATGGTTTGAATCCTTGTACCAGCTGGGAACTTGGTATCAGTAGCTGATACAGATTGGCCAACAGTTGCACCTAATGCAACCCACGATGCTTGTGTAAAATATAAGAAGTTAGTGTTTGTTAATGTGCCCCCTAGTGATATCCCAATGCTTATATTTGGATTGATATTTCCAGATGATTGCTGTGAAGTAGTAACGAAATAATATTGTCCTTGATTAGTTGCGCCAGTGATAGTCGTACCTGCAGGAAAATTAGTAGTTAAGGTTGCTCCAACAATTGCTCCAGAACTTGTCCACGATGCCGATGTAATATACATAAATGACTGGCTACCTGTACCATATAGTGTAGTTATTGTTGTAGTCATTGTTGCACTAGTAGTTGCAGTTGCAGTAGTTTGAGTAGCGCCTGTTGACCAACTTACAGAACCACCCGGTGCAATCTGAGCAAAACTCGGTTGTCCACCTTGTGCAAGACCGGCTAAACCACCCCATGTAATGTTAGCAGGATCAGTTGGATAGTTTTGAGGATTTAATACGCCTTCAACAACAATACCACCGGTTCCTGTATCAGATGTTACTTCAAGCGTTTGTAATAATAACTGCGCACGATTTAATAATTCTCTATCACCTAAGTCGCCTATAATAGCGTTTGATACGCTCGGTGCTAATCGAATTAAAAACGCAGTTGCTTTAGTAGTAGATACGCTAATACCAGTAGATGCGTAGTTAAAAATGTACCCGCGATCAGTATCAAAGTTACCGTCGGTCATCATAGCCGACCCCCAATGACTAATAATAGGACTAATTGACGTACTTACTAATATTACTCCAGTATTGTATTCATGTGTTGCTGCAGGTCCTGCTGTAAATGTACGTTGTGCCCCCCCAGTAAATAATACCTGAGGTGCTGCACGCGTACACCCAATTAAATTATTGTTTGATTTTCCACTAAAGTTAATTAACTCGTTATCAATATAAACTAATCCTGCTTCATTAGGAAAATTAGTTGCATCGGCTAATGGTATAGTAGTTTGGCTTGCTGTGATTGAAGAAAGCAATTTACTTTTTGCGCTTTCATTAACAACTTCATATCGAACTGCTTGGTTACCTGTACGCATATATGCTTCGGTATTAACGTTTGAGTTTCTAATTCTGTGGAAGAAAATAAAGTTACCGTCACTTCCTCTTAACATATAATCAATAAAACCCACAGCGTACCATGACCATTGCATACCAATCATTTGCATTTTTGTAATATCAAGGTTAAATCCGCTTGGACCAGTCCCATCTAATTTGTCAATGTTAAATTGCGATTGAGGAGTAATATATTCCTGAACTAAACATAATTTAGCTTGTACTGCGTTTGATGCACCACGATAATCCGGATTAACTGTCATTTGAGTCTGACTAATAACTTTTGTAACAATATGGGTCATACCTTTAATAACAATACGATCGCCTGCAATTACTTGATCTCTATATCGAGAATTTGTTCCAATAATTAAATTAGTATCACGTGCAAGGTTAGCAACCCCTGCTAATTGTAACGTACTTGTCCGTTTACCAACTGCAAAAGTTTGTCCATCATACTGCATAAAAATGCCATTCTGATCATCAAATGTCCCTGCTCTTACTGTAGAACCGTGCCATTTTAAAATTGACATAACTGCCGCAGTAGTAATCTCAGCAGTTGCTCTTGCTAATACAGTTTGGGCTTGTACTCTAAATACACGTTCTGATATTACGTCAGTAACTGTGTATACCCCATTAAATCCCATTGTGTCAATATTTGAAATTTTAACAACACCACCAATTTGGCAACCATGATCAACATCATCCATAGTAATTGTGATAACTGAACCGATAGTAATTCCAGTCGATACTGCAGTTTGAATATTAAAACTTGGAGCAAATAATGCACCTGTACAATAGTTAATACCTTTACCTGATTGGTAACGAATATACTTCTTACTCATACGAATTGCTTGAGCACCGTGTTGCGGACCGCCTGTGCTTAACATTACGCCGCCGTCGTATGGTCTATGAATAAAATAACTATCTGATCGAGTGTATATAATGCCAGTTAATGCAGTACCGGTATCGATTGTTCCAGAAGCACGAGAAGTAAATCGTAGGCTTGTCGGTGTTGGCACAGATTCAACATAAGATGGACCTTTAGCAAACGAATGATTTGTACCGGTACTAGTAATATCAACTGATATCGAAGCTCCTGGTACTAATCCGTGATTATATAAAAACGTAACTTCGATAACTCCGATTGCTGATGCAGAAAGAGTAACTCCGTTTGCAATAGTATTAGACGTTAACTCACTAATAGTTATTGCTGAATAGAACGGTAACGTAACACCGGTAACCGAGGTACCTAAAATAGTAGCTGAGGTAATTGTGTTGTTAGTTACTCCTGTAACAAGTATAGTTGCATCGTTTGCAGAAGTTGCTCCGCCAATACTGGTTCCTAGTATTAGTATTTGATCTCCAACAAAGTACCCAATACCTGGATCATTAATAGTTAATGAATATGCACTATTTGATCTAGTAATATTAAATTGCGCATTTGTACCCGCAGCAGCAACATTTGTCCCGCTCAACGTACCAAACACTGCATTACTAGTAACAGGAACGCCAATAAGTGAATATGTAACAATCCCCCCATCTACATTAATACTATCAACAGTAATAACTAAATCATTATCCGGACTTAGTCCGTCTAAGCTTATACCTAAAATAGTTAAAGTTTCGCTAACTAAAAACCCAGTTCCTGATTGATTTATTAGCAATCCGTAACCTGCATTTGACCGTGTTACATCAAAAGTTGCTCCTGCTCCAGACACTGAAGTAGTAGTATTTGGAGTAACATTTGTATATGATCCGTTGCCTGAGATACTAGTTCCAGATACAGAAATTGTTTGAATAACCCCTGCTAATATTGTTGATACTGTAATAGTTAAATCGTTTAAAGGAGTAGCACCTCCTACTGATGTACCTAAAATTACAATTCGATTTCCTTCAATGTAACCAGTTCCGCCGTCGATAACAGTAGCTTGATATTCACCGTCTACACGGCTTACGTTAAATGTAGCACTTGCTGTAGTAACTAGTATATTAGTGCCGGATATATTTGAGTAAGTTGCAGTATTCCCTAACCGTGCAGTAACAATTGGACCAGTAAGACTAACTGTGTTTGCGGATACATTACTAACAAAGATTGCAGTACCTGCGCCGTTATCAATTGCCATTCCTTCTAATACACCAGATGCCGACGTTAACACAACTACCGTATCGTTTATACTAACACTTGTTTCTATGTTTGCAGTTAATGCAATGCCACCTGGACCTACAACACCTGCGACTTGAGATCCGGATGTAAGAGATGCTGACCCTGATAGTGGCGCGCCTACAGCCGGCGGAGTTCCGGTAAATGCAAGCTGATCAGATCCTACTGTAGTTATGAATTGAGTAGTTAATGTAGTAGTTGATCCGTTACTATATACAGCAAATGTCGGAGTTCCGATTGCTGAGCCTGTATAGAAACTTCCTTTTCTTAATTGTGTATATGTTGTTGCAAGAACTTGACCATTAGTTGACCCAACTTTAGATACGGCATAATATGTAAAGCTTGTAGTTGTCGGAACTGTGTTAATTAAAAACGTGCCTTCTGCTCTCGAAAAACCAGAAATACTATTTGCTAATGCTTTAATTGTAAATGGCATTCCTACAGTAAAACCATGAGGTGAGCTTGTTGTTACCGTAATTGTTGATTCGCCAGTTCCGCCTGTTCCTGCACTAGCGTCTGTTGTAACATTTAATACCGGAGTATCGGTGCCAGGCACTTCGTATACTGATGGATACCCTCTACTAATACCAATAGCTTGCCATTTAGTAGGTTGTAATCCGTATTCAAAGTCAGCGTCAAGCATAGATTGCGGTTGAGCAACACGTTGACGTTCAATCGCATCAGTACCATAATCATACGGACGAGTTCGTTGTTCTTTAGCTTCTACAAAAATTTGAATGTCATCTGCAACCGATCCGGTTGATGTGTCTACGCCTAAAATTAAGGTAGTTACATGGTCAGTAGTTTGTCTAAATGATGGAAAATCTTCTTCTGTATAAAAATCGTTACTAACATATCCATCGTCAATAAACACACTGCCGCCTATTGACGGATCACTAAAGTTATATAAAATTTGATTAGACGTTGTATTTGTGATTAACAATATCGAATCTAATTTATACTTGCCTTGTAGTTTAATAGTAGTTACACCAGTAGTTAACGCTGGCATACTTGTTAATCCGTTAGTAAGCACACCTAAAAATTCGTTTGATAATGACGTTATTCTTGCCGAACTACCTGATTCTGCAATAGTTAATCCGTTAGTTACTATATCAATAGTCGTTTGCAACGGTGTATACGCAGTTTGAGTAAACACAGTGTTAATTACTAAATCTCTTAAAAAGGTCTGTGCAGTAATCTCAGGTTGTCTATCGCCTACAATTTGAGGAATAACTCCATTCCAAAATTTAGACGACACGTATCTAGTTTTAAAATTGCCGCCGTATCTTAAATCATATAGATAGGCATCTAATAACATACCAATATCACGATCGCAACGTGACTGATTGTATGCATATCCTGCAAACTTTCTTAACGAATAAGTTATTGGTGGTAATACAGATAAGCCATTTGGAATTGAATTAGTTAACAAATCTCGTAATGAATTTATACGATTTGGAACAGCTGCTTCGCCTGCAGTACCTGTTATGTTTTGTGTAGAAGTTACTGGACTTTGTTGGCTTGTGTACGCAGTCTTTGGTAAAATAAAGTTTGTAATTATTGTAAATATTTGAGTAAACCCTGCAATCTCTTGTGTAGGAGATATTAACTGAGCTGCACCACCTTGCCACATATTTTTACAAATATCAATAGTTTGTTCATTGCCACCGTATCTAATGTCATAAATAAGCGCATCTATGAGATAACTAGTATCACGTCTACAAGATGCCACGCTATAAGTATATCCTACAAATGGAGAAATATTATTAGTTACACGATATGCAACCCACGCAATAATTTCATCAATAATAAATGCTTTATTATTAGTTAATAATGTAACTGCATTTGGGTATAAGTTTGATGCAGTATCTACTGCAATCTGTGCATTAATATATGCTTTTGTTTCTGCTTTTAAAAATTCTTTATTTGTTGATAATAGAGAATACGCATTTGGATAAGCATTACTGCTACTCGAAACACCGGGTAAAAAAACGTAATTTTGTATTCTTTGTTTTGCCATTTATATCTCCGTTATGATCCAAGAGCAATAGCCATTGCTGAAATTCTTGTATCGACATATTGTTTTGTTGTTGCATCTGTGTTATTAGATGGAGTTGTTGTAATTGATAAGGTGGTAAATTTTCCTGTACCAGGAGTTGTATACCCTATATTTACATGATTAATTGCACCTACAGTAGTGGGATTGATATTTAACGTTCCTGTATTTGTTAGATTAGTTGCTGATACACTCGTTGCTGATAAAGTTAATGTAGTTAACGCAGTAAAAGATGCATTGTCAGCTGCTAAATCTGTAAATGATCCAGCTGCTGCAACATTGTTACCAATTGTAATATTATTTAAGGTTCCAGTCGTGCCTGCAGTTATACTAACTGTTCCAGTCGATGATACAGATAATGTACCGCCAGATACCGATGTGTTCCCGTTAACTGTTAATTGTGTTAATGTACCTACTCTTGTTAAACTACTGTTTACATACATGCTTGGTAATGTACCAGATGACGATGATATAGACACACCGTTTATTTTAAATGCACCGGCAATGTTAACATTTCCGTATACATCGACTGCAAAACCAGGACTTACAAATCCTAATTCAGAGCGTAAAGGTTTTTGACTTATTGACATATTTTTTCCATGTTGTTATAAATTACCAGTATTAGTTGAAGGGAATGATCTGTTTGGTCCCCAAATTATTCTAACTGCGCCGCTTGCGCCTGGTCCGCCGCTGTATCCAGAACCGCCGCCTCCACCAAACAAGCCGCCTGCTTGATACGATCCGCCTCCGCTTCCGTCGACTGTAGAACCGCCGCCTGACCCTCCGCCGCCTGTAACTGACCCCGACGGGCCTTCGCCGTAAATTCCAACCCCACCCCCACCTGGGCCACCGCTCCCGTTTCGACCACCTGCGCCGCCTCCTCCCGGAGGGGCAACCGAGCCACCGGCACCGCCGTTACCGGAATAACCGCCTGCCCCTCCACCACCGCCGTCAACAGTTACAAGTCCATTACCGCCATTACCGCCGAATCCAACGTTACCGGAAGATGTTGAAACACCGGCTACTGCTCCACCACCGCCACCGCCAGTTGCTATTACAGATGATACGTTGAATGAACTAGTACCACCAGCTCCTCCGTTTGGGTTACCAGTAGTTAAGTAGTTAGTTCCGCCTGCGCCGACTACAACAGTATACGCATTACCTGGAACTACTGGTATATTGTTAGCATATCTTAAATTGCCGCCTGCAGACCCATTCCAATTAGCAGAATTACCGTACCCTCCACCGCCACCGCCCCCGACACACACAACACATACAGATGTAACGCCAATTGGCGCTGTCCAAAAATACGTGCCGGCAGATGCATATGCCTGTTGGCCAACAGCAGACGGTAACGAACCAGTAGTAGAAACCCAAAACGTAGTTGATTTTAATGAACACAATAATGTCATAGTTTATCCAAAATTTGCCGAACGTGAACCAAACAATGTCCATGCATTACTTCGTCTTATAAATGTAAAAGCCCATATATCAGTTTTACTTGCAGTGCCAGCTGGCAATGAAGATCCCGACCATAATATTGTTTGCGATACGCCGGCTATTGTAACCGATGAAATTTTATAAGCAGTACTGCCTTGTGGCACAATAATATTAAGTGTAATCGATTTACCATTTACTGTATTAGGTAAATTTGCAAAATTTGCAATCCAATCTACAGCTGGACTAGTAGAATGATAAAATATTGATGATGCTGCATAATCGTAATTAACAGTCGATGCACTAGTAACATCAACTACAGTTTCTCTTGTTGAAGTTACATCTAATATTCCACTAACTGATACTGTAGCTGCAGATACACTGCCGGTAAATGTTGATGTCCCATTAAATGATGCTAATCCATTTACAGTTAGTGTACTCAATGAACCTAACGCAGTAATATTAGGTTGAGCTCCGGCAGCTAATGTACCAGTTAATGTAGTAGCATATACATTCTGCCATAACATTCCAGATGTGCCTAATGTTAGCGCATTGTTTACTGATGGTGTAATGATCTTATTTGATTGCCAACTTGATGTAGAATGATCCCAGTTCAATGATGCAAGAGCGCCTGCAATAGTAATACCTGATCCATTTGCAAGTTGAGATGTTGTTGCACCTTGTGCTAATGTAATATTGTAATCAGCAATAGTTAATGCAGTAGAATTTACAGATGTAGTAGACCCGTTAATTATTAAATTACCATTAACTGTTAAATTTGATAATATAGTATTTCCGGAAACAGTTAACGTATTAAGTGTACTATCACCAGACACATCTAAACTACTTAGTATACCTGTAGCTGATAATGAAATTGTATTAGTTAATGTAGATGCAGTTATTGCAACGCCGTTACTTGCAGAAAATCTTATAGAATCATTTGGATCTGATGCGGTTATAACTGTACTACCAACAGTAACAGTTTTAAAAAGATCAACAACTGAACTAAATGTTATTGACTTTGATGTATTATTAGTAGTAATATTAATACCGTTACCAGTTAAAAATGTGATTTCATCAGATGCTGCAGCTGCTGTTACATTTTCTTGCGAAAGTACTGCAATAGTTCCAAATGAATGAGCATTATCAATCGGATCTAACGCACTTCCGCCGGACGATGTTCCAGGAACTACAGTAGGTTTACCAAGTTGACTAATTGTTTCGGCATAAGTTGCTGTAAAAATTACTTTTGCTCCGTCAAATGCACTACTTGCAGAAGACGCAGTTAAATATAATTTACTAGCTGTTACAGTAGCTGATAAGGTTATAAGTTCGTCTTGTATACTTGTACGACCGTAGATTGTAAAACTTGCATGTTCCGGTCGTGCTATTACTAATACCTGCATTGTTTCTTTCTGATTTGAATCAAATTCCACAGTGATGAGGTAGTTAGCACTTGAAAAATCGCCAACAAACCAACTGTCAATTAACGTATCGGCATACACTCGCGTCCATGGTCTACCAAAAGATGGATACCGATGATTTAATCGAAATGTGTTGTTTGGACCTCTTAAAAAATCTGTCATAATAGTTCTCGTTTTGTATATTTATCTAACTCAAAACTATTGACTTATGGTTTGTTTTCTGCTAAAATACTATAGTAATCAAAAATAAGGAGTACACATGACAGAAAGAGCAAAAGCGTTTTTTATCAATGGAGGAGCAGGTAGAGTAATCTGTTCTATACCAGCATTAGAAAAATACGCAGAAGAAGTTAGTAAAGATTTTATTATAGTATGCGAAGGCGGCACTGACTTTTATAAAGGCCATCCGTTATTACACGAACGTGCGTACGATCATTGGCACAAAAATTTATTTGAAGATAAACTTATTAATATGGATTTAGTATCTCCAGAACCATATCGTATTTGGGAATATTATAATCAAAAATGTTCAATTGCGCAAGCATATGATATTGCAATTAACAATAAAGGCGTTAGAACATTACAAAAACCAACAATGCGGTTATCAAATGACGAAATGCTTACAGGTTATTTTGCAATTAAAGAAGTTAAAGAAAAAACTAAAAAAGACAAAGTAGTTGTGTTTCAACCATTTGGTCGTGGCGTAACTAACAAGGACGGTGTTATATATGATGCATCTGGACGTAGTTTTGAAAGTACTCATTTACTGAATATTGTTAAAAAATTACAGAAAAATTTTGCAGTAGTAGTAATGGCAGAATTTGGTATTGAATTTGCTAAACATGGTTGTAAAGACGTAGTTGCAATGCCACAAAACATTGATCTACGTAAATGGGCAGGCATTATTGCAAATGCAGACTACTTCTTAGGTTGTGATTCTGTAGGACAACATTTAGCATATTCGTTAGATAAACCAGCTACTATTGTAGTAGGATCAACATTCTCAATTAACGTTTCCTATCCGGATTATGATAAGTTTGATGTTTTAGATATGGGTGGAGATATTAGACGATACAGTCCGATTAGAATAACAATGGATGAAGTTGCTGATCGAGGTAATGACGGTATTATGATAATGAATGATAAAATTGAAGATGCAATTGTTGATTCTGTAATAAAAGGTAGTAGAAAATTTAAAAATCCAGTTAATACAACAGTAGCAATTGAATCATCTGCTGCTCCAACTTCAGCTTGCTGCCCAAAATAATATGAAAAGAATATTTGCATTTGGATGTAGTTATACTTGCTACTCCTGGCCTACATGGGCTAATTTTTTAGACTTAGAATTTGACGAAGTGCATAATTGGGGGTTATCCGGTATTGGAAACCAAGCAATTGCTGAACGAATTTCAGAAGCAAATGCTAAATTTCAATTTACAAAAGATGATATTGTAATTGTCCAATGGTCATCTCATTTAAGAAACGATTGGTGGCATCAAGAAAGTATGCCAGAACGAGTTGACGGCTGGAAAACATACGGTAGTATCTTCAATTATCATAATGTAAAATTATATGATAAAAAATGGGTTAACACGTTTTTTTACGAACCTGCATATTTTATGCATACTTTAAACTTTATTTCAATGACTCAAGGGTTACTAAAATCAACAGGATGCCAATGGTATATGACAAGTATTAGTGATATTCGTAATTTAGGTTCTAATATGAGAGATAAAGAAGATTATGGTGAAAAAACTGAGTTAACTAAAAACGCTCTTAAACATGCAACAGGGTACGTTGGATGGGCAATTTTACCTGATTTACAGGTATATGAAAAACCAATATGGGAAGATCACAAAGATCATTGGTTAATGCCATTTGAAGAATTTTGTCAAACCTGCTTAGAATTAACTTATGAGTTCGTTGCATCCGATGGTTCTAAATTTCCTGACTTACACCCGTCAGCAAGGCAACATTTGTTATGGTTAAAAAGTGAATTATCAGAAAAAATATCGTTATCAGAAAACTTTTTTAATTCTGTAGGTTTATTAGTTGACTACATTGATCAGCAACACCAAAAATATAGAACTAATCGATATGCATTTGATTTTTCACTTGCAAATAAAGAAAAATTTCCACCCGAAGCTGCTAAATTAACGTGGCCCGGATCACCGCAAGGATTTTAAAAAATGAATTTAATAAACAAAGATATTTGGATTGCAGGCATCGCTAGAGGACATAATAGTAGTGTATGCTTAACTAAAAACGGTGAAATTGTTTTTAGTATTGAAGAAGAACGAGTTAGTCGTAATAAGTATGACGGCGGGCCGTTTGCTGCATTTTTAAAAATTTTAGATTATACCGATAGATTAGATTTTATTGTAATTGCACATACTCAAAAATTATCAGATACTGCTGGAAGAGTTGATTTTACTGGTGAAGATATTTATACTGGTCTTGCAAGAAAGTTAGGATTAATTAGTCGTACTGAGAATATGTATCAACACCCTCAAGTGATTGATCTAAGTCATTATCATCATAAATTGCATGCTGCATGTGCATTTTATAGATCTGGATTTAGAGAAGCAACTGCAGTAATTGTAGACGGTGCAGGTACGTTTATTACATTAACTTCAAACAATGGTGAACAAATGACTGGTTGGGAAACTGAATCAGTTTTTGACTGTGCATATCCTACATGGTTTAAA